ATAGTTGCCGATATAATCTAATTCGTTTTTAGAAGGAGCATTGCTGTTATCTGCATTCTTTTGAAGGAATCCCTTACTAAATAACTGATAGCCCATTGGTATGGCTAAATAGGCCATTGTAGCCCATACCAGACAATCGGTAACATAATTTTCAATTAGAGCAACTTCATTGCTATTTAGGTCATTATTTTCCACACCGTTTTGCAAACGTGCGTAAAGTGTTGAACCCAAAGCAGGCATGACAAAAACGTCCTGGGCAACCTTTATCATAGGACGTATCTGTAAGCCTTCAATAGCTTTAGAAACACCCGTCCGGTCTTTAAAGGTTTGCTCGTTTATAAAAATTACGTTCATCTTTATTTTTTTCTCAGTACAACATTTGTTTGCCACCTGTGCCTGCATGAGGGCGAATGAGTGCCGTCCGGCTGTGTCCACCAACCACCCCGCCTATCCCATACGGAATAACCCACACGCTCGCTAATCTTTTCAATATCTTCCCGGCTGTAAAACTTATCCAGTTCCAAAAGTTTGGCGCAAAACGGCCTATTCCTGTCATCCTGTGGGCCTTCGTACGAATACCTGATAAGTATCTGAGTGGTTGACGGCTTAGTGTCTGTAATTTCTTTTACAGGCTTTGCCAGTATCTTTTCATCACCGTTTGTCTTGATATAACCGGCATCAGTCAGCTTTGTAATAAGTTCGGTAATCAATTCGACAGATTGCTTTGTTACCGTTGCAATTACCTCAGCCGTGATCCGTTTATCCTTTGAAATAAGATTAAGTATATTGGCCTCCAGTTTTGAAAGTTCAACCTGCTCTGCAAACTGCAAAGGAAATAGGTCTTTATTCCTATCAAACTGCTCAGTCTTAATTACGATGAAATTTTGACGGCTTTCACCTTCAATAGCAAAGTGATGTATCAAATTTTCATCTGAGAACTGCAATTCACTTTCTTCACCAATGAAATCAATCACTTCCGTATCACTCAGGCCGTAGCTTGTTTTCAGCATTGTTGTTGCCATCTGCCTTGTAATCTTTCCCCTCATGTAATCCCTGATAACCCTTTGCATCTGCTGAAACTCACGGGCAGACATTTTTCTGAGTACGTCATTAACCATTCCGGTTTGAACCGTGCCAGAAGGTGCAGCCAATTCAGGGTAGTCCTCCACGTTTATGCCCAACTTGTCAAGGAAATACTTTTTGGGCAGATTAAGGGAAGTAATCATTGATTCCGTAATATCAATACCTATTGGTTCGACCGGAACGATTTTCCTGTCACCAGGCAGACCAGAAAGCGAAAGAATCCCATTAAAAACTTCTTCATGCGCACGCTGCCTCTCATTAACGTATGTATTTTTGAATATTTCATAGGCATCTCTTAATTCTGAGCGGCCACCCAACTGCCCCTCAGTCTTGATACCGAAAAGCATAGGTGAAGTAATCTGATGAGCAGCGTATATTTCCTGCTGCACCAAATTATTGATATTAGTAAAATCTTCTTTTGTAAGCTGAGTAGTTCCTAAATCCGTTACCTGCACCTGAGATTCTGCATTCTTATTGAATGACAGCATAAATCTTTTTCCATCAGCACCGGTGAACTTCTTTGTAATCGCTTTCTCAATTTCCTTTTTTGCAGCAGGCCCAGGCTCACCGTTGTTAAAGTTTATCAGCTTAGAAGCGACAAACCCATCCTTTGCCATACCCAAAATGTGCTGACTAATTAACCTGTCCGCATCTATGTAGTTTATAGCCTGAATGTAAGAAGGTAAGGGATAAACGTCATTATTATCACCGTCCTGCTTTACATACAGTATCTGAGTACCTTTCCTGTCTGAATGGTTAAAAGCGTCATAACACCTTTCCTTTTTCTTTTCCTGTGCAGTCAGAGGGCTTTGCCTGTTTACATCCCATTCGTCCTTTACCCAAAACTTACTATTGTCATAGTTAGTCCTGACCTTGTGGAATTTCAAATGATAAACTGAGGCAATTTTACTTCCGACTTTATCCCACACAATCTGAAGCGCATATCCTCCGTATTTCTCATCATCCAAAATACATTTCTTCAAAACGTCATTCCACGTTTCAAACTCGTTACACCGTACACCGGATAAATTAGTTAAACCAGATCCCAAAATATAAGTCGCCTTGCCCTTGATAATTGCACCGTGTTTAGGAGATTCACGGTAAAGCGTATTTAAAAAAGAAGGGTACGCATTATTCTCACCGAAGTCAACACGGCTGCCCTCACCCGCCCTTTCATAGTACTTAGGCTGTGGGGCTTGTGCAAACTTAACTTCGACTATTTCGTAATTACTCATAGGTTTTAAACGTATTATCCTGACCGGAATATTTTGTAGGTTCTGTATCTACATCATGTAAGTACATATATCCTGATTCTACCTTATTCTTTCCTGATGTGGTTGTGGATGAAGATGAGGCTTGCTCGTAACAATCGTAAACCCATAAGCCCGTATCAAAGGTATTGAAAATTACACCATCAACCACACCTTTATCATACCTATTTTCTGAAGTTGATGTATTAGTAACAACAACTTTAACCTCGTCACCTGTTGCCCGATTAGTGAACACAAACAAAAAATAAGGGTCTGTTATTAAGGCCTGTTCTGTGCCAGTAAAATATATAGTGCTTTCAGTATTTTTTGTAATGTGTAACATAACTTAAAAAGGGGTGCAGGTACACCCACACCCCTTTACTGGGTATCTCTCTTTTCTTAGCAATTATCCAACAGTAGTCAAAGCTTCACCAACAGCGGCCTGGACTTCCAACACAGGCTCACGCTGCGGGCCGGTAAATGTCAGATTGTATCCGTTACGGTCACCGCCTGCAATACCAGACGTGCCTTCAGGGGCATTTAGCCACAATCCGAAATCACGCCCGTACATCGTATAACGCCCAGACATTTCTTTCAGAACGATAATAACACGGGTCTTAGCCAGGGCAAACACATAATTCCTGATTGTCGCATTCCTATTGTTAATTGGGAACGTAACCTCATGATTGAAAAACAATGTGCCGTTTTCTGTGTTACCCTCTCCGCTGTCCTTACCTTCAGCCGTAGCCTGGGGAATTTCGATCTCGTAAAACCTTTTTCCGGTAACCTTAGTGATGCCCGTAACCAGTCCGCTTGCCTCTGCAATGCTTTCAATGTCATTGTAAGCAATCAAAAACACACTGGCATTACCGCCTACTGCTTCCCGGCAGTCTATTGTATAATCGCCTGTAATGGCACAAGACATAGTAAGTCAGTTTAAAAATTAAACAGCAGATTTGAACTTCACGCACTCAGTAGTGAATGCAACGTTTACGCCGGCTTTGAACTTCACACGGTAGCGAACGTCATCGTTATCCTGTGAATACCAGAAGCGATAATTTGACTCTTCGCCTTCAGCATCAACAGCCATAACCATGTTTCCAACGTGGGTAGCGTAAATGTCACCCGTACCATTCAGGCCGTTAACAGCAACAACCTCGATAGTTGTACCCGGAAGAACAAACAATTTAGAATCGCTGTCTTTAGGGTCATAGTTGTAAAGGTTGGCAGCACGGTAAGCCAGAACAGCCAGGCGGAACACATCCTCACCAACGAAGATTTTAATATCCGGCTTGTTGATGATAGCAGTAGGGATAGCCTGATAAACAGCTTCCAGACAGCTAATCACATTGGCCTTAGTGATTGTTGCGATAACACCCGCACCGGTATAACCGTTTACGTTTGCATCAACCGGTGAACCGGCATCAATCAGTTTGATAAGGCCGTCAAACTTATTCAGGTTCATATCGGCAGAACCGGTATCACCTTGCCACAATGCGACCTCCAGTTGTTTGGCGATTTTCTCATTTTTACGGTTGAGATATGCGCTTTCAAACTGAGCATTGGTAAAATCTTCGTAGGTAGAACCGGCACGCAAAGCCTCCTGAGTAAACTTTGTTTCCAGGTCAGCAACGCACAGCTTTTCTTCAACCTTAATCTTTCCGACAGTTACGGTACGCTGCGTAAACGTAGTTGTACCGCTTGCGTCAAAAGAGCAAGACTGAGATTGAAACTGAGCATCGGTATCCATCAGCGGGATGGATTCGGAAGACTTAACACTTGTCAGGACAATACCTGAACTCATGATAAGTTCCTGTGTTTTGCCCCCGAAAATTGCGGAGGTCAGTAACGGCTCGATTGATTGCCGTGTGTAAGCACCTAAAGATGAAACGTCAAAAGCCATTTTCGTAGGGTTTATTTCTTGTTAAAAAGTATTTTGCTGGCAGCCTGAAATTTCTCAAACTTCTTAGCCAGGTCATTTTCAATTTTGTTAAACGTAGGTTTTTTACTTACAACCGGATCAGCGGGAGCGACAGGCTCTTTTGCCAACTCAGTACAGAGGGCAACCAACTCACCCAGAACCTTATTGCTGTTTTCCTGATATGCTGCGAACTCAGCACGAAGGGCAGTATTTGCTTCTTTCAATTCGTCAAACTGAGCCTGCAATTGCCCCATATCCATAGCGGGAGGCTCAACAGGTGCGGCAACAGGACGAACTTCAGAGATAATTCCACCTTCAGCGACTACCAATACGGTACCATCGCTCAGGGTATGTTCACCGGCAGGGGCAGGGGATTCAATTCCATCAGCACCAACGATAGTGATAGTGCCTCCCGGTTGAAGATTTGAAATATTGACAGCCGTACCATCGGCCAAAGTGTATGCCGGTGCAGACTGAACGATAGGAGCAACAACTGGCGCAACCGGAGCCGGTGCAGTCAGAGCGTTGAAATACTCCTTTACTTTATTCAAAATATCTTTTGCTTCCATACAATAAGTAATTATAGATTTAGATTGCTTCTAACATTTTTGCCAACCGTGCCAACATTTGCTCTGCTGTTGGCTTTGGAATTAAGTAACTGAAATCGCCCTCTACACTAAAGCCCCTGAATGTTCCGTTTTTAACTTCTGCCCATGCATCCTCGTTTTCAACGTACATAGAACCGAACCAAGTGCCATCAGGCAAGTCCTCGTATCCTTTCATTGGATTAATGCCCCTTGTCTTATCGGATAGGAAAGATTCAAACAGCGTAACGCCATCAATAAACTGAGAATGCATAACGTTGACCTGATCCTGGTACTTTTTCTTTGCGTACTTAATGGCTACCTGTTTTATGGTTGGCGCATCGAATACAACGTAGTGTTTACCGAAGTCTGGGTTATCACGATAGATAGGCATATCCGGTATCATGAGCGGGCCGCTGACTATCCTTTGTTCTTCATTGGTAATTTGGAAACGTGCGGGGATAGCGTTAAACGCCATGAAATTGCGCTCAATAGCAGGCATATCCACTAATGCAATAGCCGAAACCTCAGTCTTTGCATCCTCAGATGGGTCAATGATTAGCTTGTAAATGGTGTAATCCATATACAAGTAAGTATAAAAATGGGGGTATTCTAATTTATCCGGGCAGCACGGTTGAGCCTGCGTATCCTTTCCTGGTTATTCGTCACGTCTGTTTCCAGTACAAAAGCCCTTCCCGCTGCATTACCAATTTGGTTAATGCTGTTTTGGTCTAATTGTGTAGTCTGGTTAACCGGGGTTATCGGCTGAACGGATGTAGCTGATGGTACAGAACCACCGCCGCCACCACCTGGCACTTTAACTTTTGCAATTTCCCTGACCTGCTTTAAGCCAGTAGCGATAACTGAGGCAACGGTTAATACCCTTGCCACCTGTGCAGCAGGGCCAAATGTTCCGTAATCAGCTTTCAATGCCTCACTTGC